GCAGAACAAGAACCAGAAATAAAATCGCAAGAACCAAAGGTTGCAAGAAAAAAAGAAGAAGAAGAATTTTATATACCTTGTCCACCTTTAAATCCTCAATTTATGAAAGGTGATTACAAAAATGATAAAAGGCTGTTTAGGTTTGACTATTACTCCAAAATGGAAATAAATGGAGTTATTGAATGTGTCGAAAATTGGAAAGAAGTACCATTCAGAGAAACTTTTATTGGTACGCCTCAAACTCTTATTTCAACTTCTAT